CTCTGATAGCGAGTGCGCTTGTTGAGATTATGCCGGACGCGGCTATCTCACACGTGCCTTTTCATGCTGAGTTGATGAGTCAGGAGGGATTGGAAGTGAACCAACCGGTCGTGGAGATGAAGTTGAATCTGGGCGAAGCTTACCAGTACAAGCCTAGGGAGTTTCACTTGTCTAGGATACCTGGGACTCAGACAGCTCCGCGCCGACAGACGTTGGTGGAGATGATTCGTTCTCTTCAGGCGCGGAACTTGGACGTGCCTAAGTTGTCTGAGGAGATCGATTTGGACTTTTTCTTTGAGCAGGTTTGGGAAAAATTCCTGTCGGTCTGTGGGCAGTCTGATTGGCATGAGTTCCTGTGTTGGTGTGAACGACATCCGGTTGGGGGTGATGTGGGTTCGATCGTAGACACTGTGATGAAGTTACCGCCAGATAAACGTGACTTGTTGTTGAACGGAGAGGTAGTTTCTTGGGAGCGTATTAATCCTCAACAGCTGCAGGTGACTGTGAAGCCGATTCAGAAGCCGAAGGCTAAGTATACTGCTGACCTACCACCGACACAGACGATTGCTTTCAATGCTCCGGAAGATAATTTGGCAGCCTCTCCGTTTTTCGGAGAGATGCAGCTTCGGTGGGAGCAGTTGTTGGCAGCGAACGTCAGGATGGGAACTCATTATAGTACAGAGGGTGTGGCTGAGTGGGCGTCAGGCTTCTACCAACGGGGAGAGTCGAGTTTCGAAGCAGACATTGGTAAGTATGATAAATCGCAGGGTGAGAATGTGATTTTTGGTCTAGAAATGAGAGTCTATCAGCGACTTGGGTTGTCCCCTGAGTTTGCAAAAAGATGGTTCGATGGGCAGGAGACGGGCATTTTGCGTGCCGTTGCGTTTGCTTTCAAACTGGTGACCGATATACAGCGACGTTCAGGGCAGCGAACCACTTTACTTGGGAATTCAATTATCGCGGTGTTGATTGTCGTTTACTTTTACGACGTCAAGAAGGAGAACTTGTTGTGGCTCTTCTTTCAGGGGGACGATGTTAAAGTTTCGACAGTACTGCCGCTGGTCCCGACGAACGCGGAGGTACGGATTTCAGCACTTACAAATGTGTCGGTTAAGCCCGAGTGGTTCAAAGCAGGTTACTGCTGTTCTCGCTTCTTTATCGAAGTGCGGAACAGGTTGTTTTGGGTTTACGACCCGATGTTGTTTGCTCAGAAGTTGACTAGGCCGTTGACGGAGCGTGAGTACCAGACTTTGGACGAGCGGCTGTTATCGTACCAAGAGCTTGTGGAGTATTATAACGATGTGCGGGTGGTTGAAGCTTTGGTACCAGCACTGATTGAGCGCTATGGTGTCTCCGAGTGGGTGGCAAGAGCGTTATGTGTGGGAGCAGCAAGGGTCGCTCGTGATCTCGACACTTTTCGGAGTGTTTGGGAGAAAAAGAAAACCCTAATTGGGTATTGACTGGAATTTCAGTAAAGTTTAAAGAGTTCTTTCGTCAGGTTTCTACAGTTGTAGTCTTCCTTGCGAG